ACAAATAAAGTAATAGCAAGGTTGAATGAAGTTGCATTAACTTCAACAACCTTTTCTAGTGCTAGGGGTATACCAGTTCAATGCCAAAACGCAGTTAATGAATCTATACGTTTTATTAATCAGCGAGAGTTTAACTATCCTTTTAATCATGCTACTGCTACTCAGACACTGACAGCAGGTGTGGTTAGGTATAGTTTACCTACTTCTACTAAGACAGTAGACTACAATACATTTAGAATAGTCAAAGACAGTGACTTAGGTAATAGTGGGTATAAATTAAATCTACTTGATTATAATGATTATATAAATAGAGTTATAAATCAAGAAGATGAAATAAATACTACAACAACGAGTACAACACACACAGATAGCGTAACAACTATAACTGTTGCAAGTACATCAGGATTTGATAGTGCAGGTACAATAGTCATAGGTAATGAAACAATTACTTATACGGGAGTAACTAGTACTACATTTACAGGTTGCACAAGAGGTGCGAGTAGCACAACAGCTGCTTCAATAGCTAGTGGTGTCACAGTAGCACAGTTTGATAGAGGTGGTGTTCCTGAATTTGTAGTAAGAACACCTGATAATAATTATCTTCTATATCCATTTCCAAATAAATCATATGCAATAAAGTTTGATTACTATACATTTCCAAGTGACTTATCAGCACACGGAGACACAACAACTATACCTGATAGATTTGCACCTGTAATAATAGATGGTGCTACAGCATTTGTATATCAGTATAGAGGTGAGACACAACAATATCAATTAAACTTTGGTAGATTTGAGCAGGGTATAAAAAATATGCAGACCTTATTGGTAAATAAATTTTCATACTTACGTTCAACATTTATAGCTAGGACAGGTAGTACAGACGTTAGGGCGTTGTAATGGCAGATGAATCTCAAACATCTCCTTCAGCTTTTAACTGCGAAGGGGGTTTAGTTTTAAACAAATCTACCTTTATGATGCAACCGGGTGAAGCATTAGAGTTGAGAAACTTTGAACCTGCTGTTGATGGTGGCTACAGAAGAATAAATGGTTATTCAAAGTATGTGTCAGCAGTTGTACCTTTTACATCTAGTTCTGCTGAAAAGGTACTTATGGTAGCAACTTTTGGTGATGTTGTATTAGCAGCTAGAGGTACTAGTATATTTAGTGCGACTCCGGGTGGTTCATCGTGGACTAGTAGAGATAGTGGCAGAACAGGTGCAGGTAAGTATAACTTTGAACGGTTTAACTTTGATGGCACAGATAAAATAATAGTAGTAGATGGTGCAAATGCACCTACGGTATTTAATTCTAGTTTAGCTGCAGCAGATATTGCTGTAGATACTGTGGGTACAGGACAATCTACATCCTTGCTTGTGGCTATTGCTTCAGGTACAGGTATGAGTACAGGAGGAGGTGCTAGTGGAGGTACTATAACAGTTCCTGATACATCTCAATTTAATAGCTCTGGCTCTTTACTTATAGGTGATGAATTATTTACTTACACAGGTAAAACTAGCACAACTTTTACAGGTGTCGATAGAGCAACATCAAGCAGTGTTGCCGCAGACCATGCAGTTGGTGCGTTAGTAGCAGACCAATTTCCTCCTGCTGTAGCAGGTGCTAAACATGTTGCTGCTTTTAAAAACCATATGTTTTATGCAGGTATGAGTGCAAACAAACAAGAAGTTGTATTTAGCTCGCCATTTCAAGAAGGCTCTCTTAAAGTATCTATTGGAGCAGGTAGTTTTAAAGTTGATGATGAGATAACTGGAATTAAAGTTTTCCGTGATAATTTATTTATATTTTGTGAAACTAGAATATTTAAACTGTCAGGTAGTTCAGAAGCTAACTTTGCAGTATCAGACGTAACAAGAGACATAGGCTGTATCAATGGTGATACAATTCAAGAATTTGCAGGTGACTTAATATTCTTAGGTCCTGATGGATTAAGAACAGTTGCTGGTACTGCAAGAATTGGTGACGTTGAATTGGGTACTATAAGTTCTAACGTGCAGTCTATTTTTAATGATAACATAGCTAATGCTACAGAGTTTGAGTCGGCAGTTATAACTGATAAGACACAATACAGAATATTCTTTACTAAGTCAAGTGTTGGAGAAAATCAAACTAAAGGTATTATATGTGTACTCAAAGGACAGAAGTTTGAGTTCTCTGAAATAGTAGGCATAAGACCTGCATGTACAGACAGCTTTGTATCAGAAGGTAATGTAATAGTTTTACACGGTGCATATCAAACAGGGTATATATACAGACAAGAATCAGGTAATACATTTGATGGCACTAGTATATTAGGTCGTTATAGAAGTCCTGACTTAACATTTAATGACCCCGGAATACGTAAGCATATGCAAAGAGTTATTGTTAATTATAACCCTGAAGCAGCGGTAGATGCTGACTTGTTTGTTAGGTATGATTATGAAGATAAAGATTCTCCAAGACCATCAGCCTATCCTTTAGATTCTACAGATGTTGTTGCTATATACGGCACATCTGTTTATGGAACACCTACATATGGTGGTACATCACAGCCTTTAGTTAGGCAGTCAGTAGAGGGTTCAGGATTTGCTGTAGCATTAAGAGTGAATGATGGTGGTACAACTGCACCCTATTCATTAAAAGGGTTTCAATTAGAATATCAACTAGGAGCTAGAAGATAAATGGGTGATAATTATGTAAGACAAAAAACGTACACTGATGGTGACGTTATACAAGCAGCTCACACCAATGAAGAGTTTGACCAGCTAGTTGCAGCTTTTGCCGCAAGCAGTGGACACTCGCATGATGGTACTACAGGTAATGGTGGTGCTATTACTTCACTTGCAAGTAATACAGTAACAATAGGTGCAGGTACAACTAATCAAGACGTTGTTATAACTTTTGATGGTGAAGAAAGAGATGGACTTTTAAGATGGATAGGTCACGATAATAGTGGTACTGAGGATGACCATTTTAGATTTGATGATGATGTCATGCTTAATAGCACTGAAAAACTTTACTTCAATGATACAGGTACTTATATATTCAGTAATGCAGACGGTGACTTAGACTTAGTATCTGATGGCACAAGTGCTGATTCAATTAAACTAGCTAGTGCTGGTGGTGTTACTTTAGATGCGGCAGGAGATATAACCCTAGATGCAGACGGTGGGGATGTTGTCTTAAAAGATAATGGAACACAGTTTGGTTCACTTACTAATACATCAGGTAATCTTATACTTAAATCAGGCAGTACAACTGCTGTAACATTTAGTGGTGCTAATACTACTTTTGCAGGAACAGTAACTATAGGTTCTGCTGAAATATCAGAAGCTGAACTAGAAATACTAGATGGTGCTACAGTTACTACTGACGAATTAAATTACAATGACACAGGTGCATCTGTAGGTACAGTTGTTGCAAGTAAAACAGTTACAGTAGATGCAAACAAAGATGTATCTTCATTTAGAAACATAACTCTTTCAGGTGAATTAGATGCAGGGTCACTAGACGTTAGTGGTGATGCAGACATTGATGGTACACTAGAAGCTGATGCTATTACAGTTAATGGTACAGCTTTAGCTACAGTGATAGCAGGAACAACAGTTACAACAGCAACAAATGCGAATCATGTTAGTGTTGCTGATAATGAAAATACAAATGAAGAAAACTTAATACCCTTTATAGAAGATGCTTCTGCAACAGGTAATGTCGGTTTAGAATCTGATGGAGACTTTTCTTACAATCCAAGTACAGGTACAGTTACTGCTACTATATTTAAAGGTAACGTAGATGCTGTAGATGGTGACTTTGATGGAACACTAGAAGCAGATGCTATAACAGTTGGTGGAGTAGCTTTATCTGAAGTTATATCTGATACAGCAGGAGCTATGTTTTCAAGTAATACTGAATCAGGTGTTACTGTTACATATCAAGATGCTGACAATACAATAGACGTTGCAATAGATGCAGCACAGACAGGTATTACATCTTTACTTGCAACAGATATAAAGATTGGTGAAGACAACGAAACAAAGATAGACTTTGAGACAGCCGATGAGATACACTTCTATGCTGCTAATGCTGAACAAGTATATGTAGCTGATGGCATCTTTGGTCCTCAAACAGATAGTGATGTAGACTTAGGTACAACAGGTGTACGTTGGAAAGATGCTTACATAGATACCATTACTACCACAGGTGCAATAACCGTAGGTGGTGATTTAACAGTGAATGGTACTACCACTACCGTGAATAGCACAACAGTCACTATAGATGACCCTATCTTCACTCTAGGTGGTGATTCTGCTCCGGGTTCAGATGACAACAAAGATAGAGGTATTGAGTTTAGATATCACAATGGTTCTGCAGCTAAAGTAGGTTTCTTTGGTTGGGATGACAGTGCGAGTGCTTTTACTTTTATAGCAGATGCATCTAACTCTTCAGAAGTATTTAGTGGTACAGCAGGTAATGCAATCTTTACAAATGTCACAGGTACATTACAAACTGCAGCTCAAGCTAACGTAACATCACTAGGAACACTAACTGCTCTAACCGTTGACAATATAGCAATGGATGGAGCTACAATAGGTCATACAAGTGACACAGACTTAATTACATTAGCTAGTGGTGTAGTTACTGTAGCAGGTGAAGTCTCTATGACTACACTTGATATAGGTGGTACTAATGTAACTTCTACTGCAGCAGAGTTAAATATACTAGCAGGTAAAAGTTTCGTAGATGAAGATGATATGTCTTCTAATAGTGCAACAGGCATAGCATCACAGCAATCTATTAAAGCCTACGTAGATAGCAGTGTCGGTTCAGCAGCAAGTAAAGGCTTTGCCACAGCTATGGCAATAGCATTATAATAAGATTTTACTTGACAAAATAAGCAATACCGAGTATAATTATATAACATAAGGAAAAAGAAATGGCACAAGATTTTGAAAGAACCATTACCAAAGACATAGATGCATCTCTTGTAGATATAAGAGCTACGTCAAATAGTGATGATGCAATAGTTGGTATACGGATGGCTAATACGCACACTGCACAGATAACTGTAGACGTAGCTATTACTGACAATAGTGGTACTGTAACAGCTTACTTAATTAAATCTGCACCTATACCTGTCGGTGGTGCATTAGAGTTAATAGATGGTGGTTCAAAAATAATATTACAAACAGGTGATAAACTACAAGCGAAGTCAAGTGTAACAAATTCACTTGATGTTGTTGTCTCAGCAGTTGATACTATTAGTGAATAGGAGATAGAATGGCATATATAGGAAACTCATCACCTAGTAGGTTTGTATCTAATAGAACAAAAACTGCTTTTTCAGGTAACGGTATCTTAGTTGACTTTACACTAGAACAAGCTGTTGTTCAACCTGAAGATGTCCTAGTATCAGTAGATGGTGTTATACAAGAGCCAACCGTTGCTTATGGAATCATTAACGGAACTACATTAAGATTTACAGAAGCACCTTCTAGCAATGCAGGTAATAATATATTTGTGTATTATCTAGCTAGTCAGGTGGGTACAGCAGGACCACCTAATGATTCAGTAAGCACAGATACTTTAAAAAATAGTGCAGTTACTAATGCCAAAGTTGCAAACAGCACATTAGACCTTACATCTAAGGTTACTGGTGTATTGCCATTTGCAAATGGTGGTAATCAAACTGCATCTATAGCTGCTTATAAATGGGGTGCATTAGACCAAGATGATGCTAATACAACAATTCCAGCTACAATATCTGGTTCTAGTAGTATTATGGTTAATGTAGGAAGTGATTTAGCCACTAGTGGTGTTTATACTTGCCCAGTTGATGGTGTGTATAGAGCAACTATTTGGGGTATGGCAGGTGGAGATGGTACTAATAATTCTCAATCAAGTATTTTTAGTTGTTATCTTTCATTAAATGATGCCTTTCCAAGTGATGACCAGTATAGCATATATGTTAGCCCTGCTACTACTTATTCACAGTTTTCAGCTAACTTTCTAATTACTTGTAGTGCAACTAATACATTAAGGTGGGGCATACAAGCTAATAGACGAACTTTACACGCATCACATGGGCAAGCAACATTCAAATTGGAGCATCAAACATAATGGCATTAACTCAAATAACAGGTGATGGATTAGCACCAAGTGGATTTCCTACAAATTCTGTAATACAAGTTAAATATTTTCAACTTACAACTTCTCAAGATGAAGCATATGGAACAGCTAGTGCTAGTCAAGCAATAACTAATTTTACAGTTAATATAACACCTACGGCTTCAAATTCAATTTTTAAACTTGAATCTAATATAATATATGAATCAGCTAATGCTACACATAGTACAATGTGGTTTTTCTTTAGAGGTACTACAAAATTAGCGAACACTGATGGGTCTCCCGGAAATAGAATTATTGGTATATCTCCGGGATTAACATCTTTAGATGCAAATGCTGAATCAACTTTTGAACAGGCATCATTAGTTTATTTTGATGCTCCATCAACAACGTCTGCAATAGATTATAAGGTGGGTGTAATGACAACTGGAACTAATAATTTTTTTATTAATAGAACTGTTGATGATACTAACACAACTAGTTTTGACAGAGGTGTATCCTTTCTGTCAGTAACAGAGATAGCAGGGTAGGAGATAACATGGCATACATAGGAACATCTCCTTCAAATGGAGTTAGACGAGTCTTTGATTACACAGCTACTGCTGGACAGGACACATTTCAAAGTACAGATAATAATGGGCAGTCTCTTGTATACACAGACAGTGCCTACATAGACGTATATCAAAATGGTATCTTACTTTTACCTTCTGACTACGTAGCAACTTCAGGTACTACCGTTGTACTAGACGTACCTGCGATATTAGAAGACACAGTTCAAATTGTAGCATATGATGTGTTCTCCGTAGCTGACACAGTAAGTGCTAGTGATGGTGGTTCATTTGCAGGTAATGTAGGAATAGGTGGTACTCTTGCTGTTACAGGTGCTTTAACAGGAACTACAGCGACATTTACAACTGATGATAACAACCCACAACTTACATTAATATCTACTGATGCAGATGCGAGTAGTGGTCCTGTTTTAGAGCTATATCGCAACTCATCAAGTCCTGCTGATGATGATGTTTTGGGTGAAATAGAGTTTCATGGAGAAAATGATGCAGACGAAAAAATACAATATGGACTTATTGCTGCTAAACTTCAGGATGCTTCAGATGGAACTGAAGATGTTAGATTAAGTTTTAAAACAATAACAGCAGGTACTGAAAGAGAAAGAATTACAATTCAGCCAACCGAAACTGTATTTAATGAAGATAGTCAAGACCTAGACTTTCGTGTTGAATCAAATGGCAATGCAAATATGATTTTTGTTGATGGTGGTAATGACAAAGTTGGTATAGGAAATAATAACCCTAATGATTTTGGAAGTCTTGCTGCTGATTTAGTTATAGGAACAACATCAGGAGAACATGGTTTAACTATTGTTACTGGTACTGATGCTAGTGCAAGAATGCAATTTGCTGATAACACATCTTCTCCATTTGTTGGTGCTATTGAGTATGCTCATGGTAGTAGTAATTCTCTTATATTTTATACTGATGGTTCATCACGATTAACTATTAATGCTACAGGAAATTTAGTAAGTCCTGCAACATATTCCTCTACAACTGCAAATGCTACAAATATGAGAGTTGAATCTAATGGAGTTTTTGTAAGGTCAACTTCTTCAAGACGATATAAAAACACTATAGAAGATGCAACTAAAGGTCTTGCAGAATTACAAACATTAAGACCAGTAACGTATAAAGGTAATAATGATGGAGAAAAAGTTTTTGGTGGATTGATTGCTGAAGAAGTACATGATGCAGGATTAACAGAGTTTGTTGAGTATAATGAAAATGACGAACCTGATGCTTTAGCTTATGGTCATATGGTTTCGTTGTGTATCAAAGCAATTCAAGAACTTAAAACAGAACTTGATGAAGCAAAAGCTAGAATTACAGCATTGGAGAGCAAATAATGAGTAAAGCAGCAAAATTAGCAGTCATAGCAGGTAGAGCAGATACACTAGTAGACACAACTAATACAGGTGATGTGGCACTTAACTTTGGACAGTATCAAAACTTCATCTTAACTTTTACAGATAATGTAGTATTTACTAATCCAACTACAGAAGCTATAGGTCAATCAGGGTTTATTATTTGTATACAAGATGGAACAGGTAGTCGTGGTTTAACACTTAATGGAGACTATGAGACAGCAGGTGGTGTAGGCATTACATTAAGCACCAATGCTAACACAGTTGATATGATACCTTACGTGGTTCAGTCAGCTAGTAACATATTATTAGGACACGTACAAAAGGGTTTTGCATAGTGACATTTAATGGCAATGGTAATTTAACAGGGTCAGCACAATACTTTAATGATAAGGTATTCTATAATGGTGTTGCTACACAGTCATTGAGGTTTGATGATGGCAGTTCTCATAAATTGACTAAAGACTTTAGTGGCTCTTCTCCTGATAATGATAAAAAAATGACCATAAGTGTGTGGGTAAAAAGAGGGAATTTATCTGGAAGCACCCAAGTTATTATTGGTAATTATAATTCTGTTCGCTTTTTAGGAGAATTGGCTTGGGATGGAACAGATAAATTACGTTTTGACCCCGGAGGTGATGGCAATGGTTCTTCAAATTCTTATAGAGTAGAAACAACTGCTTTATTTAGAGATGTTAGTGCTTGGTATCACATTGTTCTAGCATATGATTCAACACAAGGCACAGATACTAATAGAGTTAAACTTTATGTAAATGGCACACAACAAACACTAACTGCACCATCTGGTCAGTCATTTCCTCCACTAAATTATGCACATCTTTATTCCTATGCAGGGGCAAATAATACAATAGGAGAGTTTGGAGCAGGTTTTAATTCTGGTTTTTTAGATGGATATTTATCTGAATTTAATTTTATAGATGGACTTTCATTTTTTTCTGATACATCAGGAACTCCAAATACATCATTTAATATTAACTCATTTGGTGAAACAAAAAATGGTGTATGGATAGCCAAAGAGTATGAGGGTTCATATGGCACTAATGGATATAGATTAGAGTTTAAACAAACTGGAACTGGTACTGCATCAACATCAACAATAGGTGCAGATACAAGTGGAAATAATAATCATTGGACATCTAGTGGTATAGTCGCATCTGATTGTGCCATGCCTGATAGTCCTGAGAATAATTTTCCTACGTTAAATCCTTTAGTTGTTACTGCTTCAGCAACAAACTCTTATGCAGAGGGTAATTTGCAAGGTGGAACTAGCAGTACTGGTGGTGGTAATATAACTGCAACTATGGCAATACCATCTGAAGGCAAATGGTATTGGGAATTTAAGTCTACCACTATAGGAAGTGGCATAAATTTAGGTTTATGGGAGCCAGATGCTAATGAAGATTTTTTTTACCAAGTTACACCTAGTATTGCTTATTTAAGTAATGCCAACAAAAGAATAAATAACTCAACTACAAGTTATGGAGCAAGTTGGGATAGTTCAAACATAATAGGTGTTGCTGTTGACATTGATGGTGGAACAGTAACCTTTTATAAAGACAATGCAAGTCAAGGTGCTATAACTTTTGATGGAAGTGGGTTATTACCAGTTTTTGGTGATAATACTGGTGGTTCAGGCTGTACTGCAAAAATTAATTTTGGTCAAGACCCAAGTTTTTCAGGTACATTAACTGGTGATGATATAGGAACTGAAACACCAAGTAATGGAGTAGGAGTATTTAAATATGCACCACCAACAGGCTATCTAGCATTATGTTCAGCTAACTTACCTGAACCAACCATAGGTCCTAATGTTGCTACACAAGCTGATAATTATTTTAATACAGTTCTTTGGACTGGGAATGGTACTAATCCAAGAACTATAAGTGGTGTAGGTTTTCAGCCAGATTGGATTTGGCATAAACCCCGTAACTTAGGCTATAACCATTTAGCTTGGGATAGTTCAAGAGGAGCAGGTTCAAATAGCCTACTAACACTTTTTCCAAATCTTACAAATGACGAGTCTGATTCCTTGCAAAGTCAAGGTAATGCCACATCATTTGATAGTGATGGATTTATTGTAAATGCAGGTTCATCTGGTGATAATCATGTAAATGATGCAAGTTATAATTATGTAGCGTGGAACTGGAAAGCAAATGGTGGCACAACCTCAAGCAATACAGATGGCTCTATAACAAGTACAGTACAAGCAAACACAACGGCAGGGTTTAGTATTGTTACTTATACTGGTAATGGAACAAATGGTGCAACTATTGGACATGGTTTAGGTGTTAAACCTGCTATGATTTCATTTAAGAATAGAGATTCAACAGCAGGTTGGGCAACATATCACAAAGAATTGGGTGCTACTAAGTTAATTTATCTTGATTTGACTAACGCATCAACTTCATCAGATGCTCATCTTAATAATACAGAACCAACAGATACCTTGATAACATTACATGACCACGTTTTAACAAATTCATCAGATGATTATGTAGCCTATTGTTTTGCAGAGATAGAGGGTTACAGCCGTTTTGGCAGTTTTCTTGGAAACGGTGATGCTGATGGTGCGTTTGTTCATACTGGATTTCGCCCTGCTTGGCTTATGGTGAAAAGATATGATTCAACTAATAATTGGCACATTTGGGATACTACAAGAGGAACTTCAAATCCAATGGGTAGTGGTTCACTATTAGTTGCTGATGATGTTTATTATGAATCGCAACTTGGTTCAGTATTAGACATTCTAAGTAATGGCTTCAAACCTCGTGCTAATTCTAATGGTTATAATGGTTCTGGTGCTTCATACATATATATGGCATTTGCCGAAACCCCTTTTAAGTATGCTAATGCAAGATAGGAGAAAATAATGGCGTGGTTACAAAATAAAAAAATTCTAAAAGTTGGTAAGAGTTTTACTGATGATAAAGGATTTAAACATCCCTATAATTGGGTAAGTATATATTCATCTGCCTATAAAAAGAAATGGGGTATCACTTGGAAAGATGAGCCTGATACTAGTTACGATGCTAGGTTTTATACTGCAAAAGACATTGAAAGAAAGATAGATGACCTCAAGGCTACGTGGATTGCTACCACAAAAACAACAGCTAATAGTCTTTTACGAAGTACTGATTGGTATGTGACTAGAAAAGCTGAAGTTGGAACTGCTATACCTTCTGATGTTACTAAATTTAGAACAGCAGTTAGGGATGCAACAGTCACAATAGAAAAAGCTATTAATGCTTGTTCAGAGTTAGATGGATTCAAGGCATTGTTTGACACACCTAAAGATGGTGGCAATGCTGTAATGTATAACTTTCCTAAAAGTATTTAAATGAAAATGAGTATGCAACCTGAATTAAAAGTACAACTAGAGCTTGATGCACACGAAAAAGAATGTGCTATCAGGTATCAGATGGTCAATGATAAACTAGAAGGTTTAGACAAAAGAATGTGGCGAATAGAAGCTATGTCTATGGTGGGAACTTTAGGTGTAGTAGCTTTGGTTGTCGCAATAGTAATGAAGTAAGGATAGAGTATGCAAACATTAAATAACTTACCTGAAGAAATGCAAATGGTTATTGCTAGGAACTTAGGTTATGATGGAAAGAAAGAAGGTTTTCCTGCCTATCTAATGTCCAATAGAAGAGTAGCAGATAAGTATACTGCTTTAGAAAATGCATTTAAAGGACAACAAGAGTTTAGACAACAGGCATTACAACAGAAGATGGCTGAGGGTGGTTTAATGAAACCCTTTGAGCAGAATCAACAACAGCCTATGGTTGGAGGTTACGTACCACCCCCCAAGCAATCCTTTGCAACAGGTGGTCAAGTAGCAGGGATAACTACAACTATGCCTACTGCTCCTACAATAAATGCTCCTGACAAACAACAGTATAACTTTGGAATACCTGAAGCTATAGAGCAAAATCCGGACTTTGGAAAGATAGTTGGTGGACCTGCTTTACCACCTGTTATAGACCCTAATTTACCTAACCCTGACCCTACTCCACCTGCATCTACAGTCAATGTAGAAACAACGCCTACAGTAGCACCCCCATCACAAAACTTTACAGGTACAACTAGAGAGGTTGTTGACACTAATCAATTTCTAGAAGATGGAACAACTCCTAATCCTAACTATAATAAACCTGTTTTAGGTGAGGATGGTAACCCTCTTACAGAAGAAGTAGGACCAACGATAGGAGATGTGTCTTCTCAAATGTTGACAACTCCCGGATTACCTGCTGGTTCAGAGGTACAAACAGTTGCTACAACTGCTACAGGAGACCAATTAGTAGGTGATAGTGTAGGTCAACTAACAGGTGATGTTGCATTAGGAACTGCACAAGCAAGTACAACCACAATAAATCAACAGGATGCTACAAGTGCTAACACAATGACAGCAGATACAGTAGCAACAGATGTTAATAAAGCTGTAGAAAACTTAAAGGGTGCAACAACAGTACTAGACTTGCAGTCTCAAGTATCAGCAGCACAACAAGAAACAAGTGCTGTATCTGGATTAGAAGCAGAGCAGGGTGTAGCCACAACAATGGAAAATCCTGTACAAAGAGAGATACAGGATGGTGAATTAATATCAGGTGCGGCTAATGCTGAAAAAGCAGCTAAGTATACTGAACAAATACAAGCAGCCACAGCATTACCTAGTGAAAAAGCTACTGTTCAAGGACAACTAGCAGGTCTTACTGCTAACTTTGATTCTAATAATCCACCACCTTGGGCTGCAGGAACATTACGTGCTGTATCAGCTAAGATGGCAGCTAGAGGAATGGGTGCATCATCAATGGCAGGGCAGGCTATGCTACAAGGTGCATTAGAGTCAGCACTTCCTATAGCACAAGCAGATGCCGCAACAACTGCAAGTTTTGAAGCACAGAATTTATCTAACAGACAAGCTAGAGCAATGTTAGCAGCAGAGCAACGTGCTACTTTTCTAGGGCAAGAGTTTGACCAAGAATTTAAAGCAAGAGTGCAAAACTCTGCTAGGATAGGTGACATAGCTGATAAGAACTTTACTGCTGAACAACAGATAGCACTAGAAAATGCTAAAGCTGCCCAGACAATGAACCTACAAAATCTAAGTAACAAACAAGCTCTTGTTATGGCTGAAGCCGCAGCACTTGCAGACTTAGACATGGCTAACTTAAGTAATAGACAACAGGCTGCTGTACAAAATGCAAATGCTTTCTTACAAAAGGATATGGCTGAACTATCTAACCAACAACAAGCAGATATGTTTTCAGCACAACAACAAGTACAAGCTTTGTTTACTGACCAAGCAGCCACAAATGCGGCTAAACAATTTAATGCTACGTCAGAAAATCAAGTAGACCAATTCTTTGCTTCTCTGACACAGGCGGCTAATCAGTTTAATGCATCACAGACAAATGCACAAGAACAGTTTAATGCAGGTCAAACAAATACAATAGAAAGATTTAATGCAGAGATTAATAACCAACGTGACCAATTCAATGCACAGAATCAAACTGTTATAGCACAGAGTAATGCTAATTGGAGAAGACAAATAGCAACAGAGGGAACTGCCGCCACCAATCGTGCTAATGAATTAAATGCTCAGAACATATTAGGTATAAGTCAAACTGCTTACAATAATTTATGGCAACACTATGGAGACACAATGGAGTGGGCATGGACATCAGCAGAGAATGAAAGAAGTCGTGTTATTGAATTAGCAATGGCTCAATTACAAGCTGACAGTGCTACTAATATACAAGCAATGAAAGACGATACAGCATCATCAACTGCTTTTGGTGGATTGATAGGTAAATTTATTACAGGTAGCATATTTGGAGGAGGAGGAGGATTATTCTAATGAATACTAACCCAGCATTAAATGCATATCGCAAGATTAAAGAACAAAAAGAAGAACCAAAAACTAATAAAGCAGGTGGTCTGCTAACACGTAGCAATGCTATTAAACGTGCAGGTAAGGCTGACCCTAAAGAAGAAGTGTCCATGCGAGTAGCTAGATACGTAAATGATATAAGGAATTACAATGCCTGAAGCACAACAACCCTCATTTAGCCGACCTATTCCCGGACAATCTCTCACAGCAGAGTTGGGTAATAGACCGTGGCAATCACCACCACAGTATTCTACACTAGAAGAAGCTATGGATTGGTACTTAGAAAGATTTGATAGTCAAGAAGTTATTGATGAACTTATGGCTGTTCTTGAATCAGGTATACCTATTAGTACTGTTGCTAACTCTATGCAGTTGGGTGCTGTCTTACAAGGTGTTCACAGTGTAGATGTAGGTGTATTGGTTATGCCTATAATTATGGAGATGATGAAATACCTAGCAGATAAAACAGATACTAAATATAAGATGGGTGATGAACCTGAAGAAACAGATAAACCTACAGATGCAGTAATGACATCAGCACTTAACGAATTAAAGAACCAACAACAAGGCTCTATGGAAACAGAGCCAATGGAAGAAGAGGAAGAAGAAGAACCAATGCCTGAACAGTCAGGTCTAATGGCAAGGAGAGCTTAATGGGTTTTAATTTTATGGCTGCCCTTGGTGGAGCAGCATCACAGATAACAAAAGATATAGAAGAGCAGGAGCAAGAGGTAAAGCTTCGTACTCGTACTATACTTGACAGACATGTAGCTGAAACTGCAGCTAATAGAAAAGAATATAAAGCCAATAAAAAGAAAGTACAAGAGCAACTTAACTCTATCGTATCTTACTTTGGTGATGACCCTGACAGGTGGAATAAAGCTAGAGCTATTGTAGCAGGTGGCGATGCTCATGTAGCTAAGATGTCACAATACTTTGCTAAAGCACAGAATAATAAACAAGATGTAAACGAGATATACAAACTTACTAAGAGTGAGAATGATGTAGGACTTAAGGGTATTGAAGATACTACTAATAGTCTTGTACAAATGGCACAGATTGCACAGCCTTCATTTGGTGCATCTGGACAGACAAGTAGCCTATTAGGTTCTACTGATATGTCTAAGGTATATCAACGTGGCAGACAAGAGTTTGAGAAGGCAGGTCTTTTAGATGCAGTACCTACAGCTACAGAAACAGGTGCTACATATGGTTCAGGTACATTAGATTTAAGCAAGATAAATACAGATGCTAAATCAATAGACCAACAAAAGGCTAACATACTTAATGACTTAACTAATTATGAAGTGGGTACTCCTGAACACGATGCGGCTTTAAAGAAGCAAGCAACTCTTAATGAGTTTGAAGAGAGTAATAGCCTAGCTTTAAAGATAGCTAAAGAACAAAATAAAACTAAAGGTCAAGCTGCTCGTAGTTTTTACATGACAACATTAAAGAATGGTCTATTAGGAATAGAGAATAAGTTTAAAGAAACTATAGTAAATGGTCCTGATGGAAAACCAATACAAGACCCTGCTAAGAAAGCAGAGTTTAAACAACAAAGTATAAAAAAATATAAGACTGACTTTGTCAATGACTTGTTAAGAAATCCGGGTGGTTTAAGTTCTAATGGCTTAGATGTTATACAAGCTGACCCTGAATTAAATGACATTTACCAGAATATAATGAAGAAGGAACAGGATAGAATAAAAGGTACAGCACAAAAAGAACAGGCACAAAAGATAGTATCTGAAAATAAAAGTGTAAATATAAATGTAGTTAAACAGCTAAGAAATATAAAGGCAGACATGACTAAAGAACAGTTATATAAATTTATACTACAGGCATACCCAAAAGTTCCGGGTGTAAGTGTTGAAGACCATGCGGCAAATATAAATAAGCTAGTAGAAGAAGCATATAAATAATGGTAGAAAAAGATATATACTCTATCTTCGACCAAGAGGAAGAAGAAGAGGAGAATAATATCATATCCTCTAGTAGTAGCTCTGTTACTCAAGAAGATAATAAAGATGATATGTATTCTATCTTTGACTCACAAGAAGAAGAGACTGTAGAAGAAACTGAAACAGTTGAGGATACTTCTGACTCCGATACTCCCACCCCAATGAATGAGCTATACACAAAGGCAGATGATGTAGAGTATGCTGATGAAACGTATGGTGATACCAAGAAAACAAAAAGCTATGATGAGTTTGTAAAGGATAAGAAGTTCCTATCCACTGCTAATGAATATATGATGGCTAGGTTTGGTGAGGACAAAGGACAACGAGAAGGTGAATCTGATTCAGAGTTTACTGACAGATTTATAGAACACTATCGTAACGTTAATGCTAATACATTAGACCTTATGGGTCAAGTGGATTGGACTCGTAGTGCTAAAGAAAAAGATAAAGCTAACTTCGGTGCTTTGTTTCGTGACATGGAACGTCTACCTTCATTCTATGAAGAAGGTGGTACTAGTTCCTTTGATGCTATCATGGACTACGGTGGAGCATTATTAACTGACCCCCTTACATATCTAGGTTTTGGTGCAGGTGCTGTTGCTAAGTTTGGTGCAACTAGTGCCGCAAAGAAACTATTATTATCTGGTGCTACTAAAGCAGAAGTTAAAAGACAATCAATGAAGCTTGGCTTAAAAGCTGCGGCTAAACCTCTTGCTGTAGAAGTTGCAGCAGGTGCAGGTGAAGGTGCATACTTTGCTAGTGCTGGTTCAGAGATAGATGTAGCTGCTAATCTTCGTGATGAAAAAGCAGGTGCAGGTGAAATGGCATTAAGTGGTGCTCTAGTAGGTGGTGCTGTAGGTGTATTAGGTGGTGTTGGAGCATTAGGTATAGGTAAGCTTGGTGTTGCAGGTGCTGAACGTTCTATTAAGCTACAGAAACAAGCTAAAGAATCCTTACTTAAAAAGAGAGCAGAGAAACTTAAAGCAGACGGTGCAACATCTAAAGAGATAGCTGATGCACACGACCCATTTAAAGAGATAGAAGCTGATAAGGCTATACTAGAAGGTAGAGAAATACTAGATGCCTTAGACCCTAAGACAGACTTAACACAAGCAAGCTTACAACCTGAACTAACTAAACGTGTAGCTAAAATTGCTACTGAAGTATTCAAGTCTATATCTAAGGATAAAGGCGAGCAAGCTGAAGCCTTTATGAAACCATACTTAGAAGGTAATAAAAATGCATCAACTGCCATAGCAGAGATACTTGCTAATCTAAATGCTGAAGGTGTAAAGATTGTAGACCAAGAAGTATTAGATGGTGCATTAGCTCGTGCAGGTTTAAACCAAGAGCAGTTTGCTAAGATAACTATGACATCTATTAGTGATGCAGGTAAGACACTTACTACAGCGAGTCCACTAGGTAAATTTATAAAGAGCTTACGTGAAGCTGACCCTGAGTTGGTTAAAGAGTTTGATAAGAAGTTTGGTAAGAATGAAGTTACTACAGGTATTATGGGTAATGCCTATGACTTTATGCAAAGACTAGACCGTGAACGTAGAGCCTTAATGGTTACACAAGTAGCCACTACAGTTCGTAACGTAGCCACAGGTGTAATGAGAGTTGGCTTTGAAGCAGGTGCAAACCTAGTAGAATCCTCTATATATAATATAGGAAGAGGTGTACAAAGTGCAGCTAAAGGTGAGTTCAGTGCTAGTGGTATTCAAAAGGGTATGAAAGATGTATTCTATGATACCACAGATACATTATTACGTACCATAGATGGCTTTGAGTCCAAAGAATTAACTGAAGGTTTACTTAAATATAATCCTGCATTGCTACGTCAGATAGACAGGTCTATGCAAGAGGTGACAGGTAATCAATCTCTATCTAAAACTACTAGATGGCTTAACGGTTTGAACATGGCACAGGATAAGTTGTTTAGAAGAGCAGTGTTTACAGCATCTTTAGATAAACAACTTAGAAGAATGGGTACTAATGTAAGAGAAGTTATTGCAGACGGTAGACCCTTACCTACAAAACAATTACAACAAGCAACAGAAGATGCCTTGTACTTTACATTCTCACGTGAGCCTAATAAAGGTGGTGGTAAAGTTGGAGATACACTAGGTAGTTTATTTGTAAAGGTTAACGAAGCCGTTGGTCCTCTTCCGGGATTACTAAATATACCTATTGGTACAGGTGCATTTCCATACGCTAGATTTATGGTTAATGCTATGCAGTTTAACTTACAGTACTCCCCGGGTAGTGTGATTGGTGCATTTAATAGTGGTGCTAAAGGACTATACAATGTATTTAAGAATAGAAAGTTACAAGACCAAGAGATAAAAGACTTAGCAGGAAGACAATTTACAGAAGCTAGAGAGAGATTAGGTAGAGGTATTGTCGGTAGTGCTGCTATGTTTGCGGCTTATAAACATCGTAAAGATTCACAGAATGATGGTACTAAATGGTATGAAGCTAAGACAGATGATGGTAGAGTCACAGACTTAAGACCATTCTTTCCACTAGCACCTTATCTATTAGTAGGCGAACTGCTAGTTAAGTTTGAGAATGGTGACTTGAATGGTATGTCAGGTAAGGAAGCACTTGAAGGATACACAGGTGCTATGTTTAGAGGTGGCTCTAGTTCATACTTAATTGATAATCTATTTCAAACTATAGGCAGTGAAGAAGGTGTAGATAGTTTAACAGGTGAAAAGATATCTGAATATATGAGTGGTTATCTAGGTGAGTTAGTAGGTGGTGCATTTACTCCACTTAAAGTGTTAAATGATATTGATGCTGCCTTTGATGTTGAAGCTGCTTATGTAAGAGATGCTAAACAGATAGAAGGATTTGGTGGAGTTGATAGAGGTATTGATTCATTTAAAAATGCTGCCACTAGAAACATGCCATACTTATCTAGATTATTACCTGTAGTAGAATCAGCTACTCGTGAAGGTCCTATCATTAGGCAGAGTCCACTAGGCTCACAACTAACAGGTCTAAGAAAAGAACAAGTACGTAATCCTGTAGAGTTAGAGCTAGTTAAATTTAATATGAAGAATTGGGATGTAATGCCCACAACAGGTAACAAACAAGCAGATGCCTATACTAAAAGATTTATGGGTAAGTTTGTAGAAAAGTATTTAGCTACTGAATTAGAATCGGAATACTATCAGGGTTTATCTAAGAACAGACAGAAGATAGCATTTAAAAACAAGCTATCCAAGTATAGAAAGTTAGCTAAAGAGTTTGCTAAAGCAATCGCAGTAGGTGAAGAGAAAGCTAAAGGAAAAGCTTACACTCCATTTGATAGGGTAGAGTGGAATAAACTAGGTAGTGATAAACGACAACTAGCCGATGAATATTATTTAGGTAAGTATGGTAAAACCATAATGGAAATGCAAGAAGCAGAGCCTGATAAGAATCACTTAATGATAGGCAAGATTCTTGGTAAAGCTTTAGTTAAGCCTTACCAATAAACCTAGTGACTTTATCTATCATCACCTGAACCTGCAAGCGTACCACGTTCTTTCCTATCATGTAATTTCTCTAAGTTATTCTGCATAATAGTATTTAAACTGACACCCAACTCATTAGCTAATACAGCACAGTACCAAAGAACATCTCCTATTTCATAGGCTATAGCTTCTTTGTTTCCTTTGCCATCACGTATTATCTTTTTTATTTTACCTGCTACCTCACCTGCTTCACTTGTTAAGCCTAGAGCTAGATACTCTAAGGCTTTTTCTTGTGGAAAGATAGCTGTGCTTTTTGCTCGTGCTTCATAAAAGTCAGCAGTCATTACTTCTGCTGTAACTATGTTATTCTGCATGTACTTCTTCGCTTCTTCTTCTAGCTTCAACATTCTTCACCTTCTTTAATTGCTGTGCATATGCAGAGTTATAACCACGTGACCACTCTCGTGACTGCATGGTGTTAGAGTTATAAGGATTCTCTGTCATAATAACCTTATTACCTCTGACAGTTTTTACATACTGTCTACCCTTGAAAGCATTGAAACCCCTCTCGAATTGTATTCGTAAGGGAGCATCATACTTACTTAGATTTGGATTCCTTTTCTTTCTGTGTTGCATCCTCTTGTCTCCTTTCAAAGTACTTTACTAGTACGTTTAGTTTACCATTAGCATTTTCTAATGCGGCGAGTTCTTTATCTATAGTATCAATTATAGTAGGGTGGTCTCCCACCCCAACAGGATTGGTCATCATAACCTCTACATTAGCTATGTGACCATTCATTTCTCCTAGTAGTTTAGTCTTTAATGCTTGTAATATCATTTCTCTCATGCTTCAACTCCCTTAAATGTTTTGATAACATCAGACGAGAACAACTTCTGTAAGCTAACTAAGTACATCTTACTTGCTTTGTTGTCTCCCCCTGCTACCCATTTCTTTGTGTCAAGCTTGTCAATAATCTTTTTTAAACTCTTGACATCAAAGACTAATGTGCAGAATGTCTCCTCTCCTACACACAGATTATGAAACCAATAGTCAGATTCAGTAGCGGCAATTCCACTAGGTTTACCGTAGCTTTCAAACTCGATAGCTATATTACCTGTTCTCTGCCACATACCTCTCTCACTTTTGACTTCTATCTTCTTATCTTGTAGCATCTCTGCTACTTGTTTTTCTCTTACTTTACCATACTCTAGGTCTATGTCAAACTTTTTTCTGTTCTCTTTACTTGGTGCTAGGTTTTCCATTTGTAACTCCCTTTCTCTTAGGCTTTAAGTGTAATAGTTCTCTTATGTGTAGCTTCCTACCTTTAAAGAACACGATTAAGTTTATTGTAGTGTTGATGGAAATGGCTATTAATAACCACCATTGCCACCAAAGTAATTCACTACCTTCTATCATTAACTAGCTTGTATGTCAACCATCTCACACGCATCTGCTGTGCAAGCTAATTCTCTACCACCACTAGTTGTATCTTCCTTCTCATAGTCTGCTAACTTAGACCAATCAATAGACTTAGGCATCCGTTGGCTCAACTCTAAGTACTCTTCTCTCTCTATGTCTTGGTATGGTGCTTGAGCATATGTATGGTCACTAAATGGCAGGAAAGATATACCGGATACTTCATCAAAGTTTTTATATACCCATGCTCCTACTTCCATCCACTCATCTTCCTTAACAGACACAGTAACAGAAGGCTTGTGTTCACACCAATGTCTCTGAAACATTAACCAATATTCTAGTTGTTCAATGGC